TGTATCACTCCCTGTTATATTAGGAAAGTTTAAAGTTTGTGTGGTTGTTTGTGCAGATGATAAAGTTAAGGTCTTAGCAGTAGTCATTCCACTTAATGAAAACCCTATAACTTTTGTTGCATCTGTGGCATCTACAATAGTTGTGGTTGATGATGATAGTTTTTTATTAGTTAATGTATCAGTTGTTGCTAATCCAACAAAGGTATCTGTTGCATCTTGTATAGTCCATGTTCTTGTACTTGTTGGTGTTCCTGTAAGTTTTAAATAAGTAGAGCCGTAAGTACCCGAACCAAATAAATATAAATCTCTAAATTGATTGGCTGTACTGCCTAAGTCAACACCTGTTTGTGCAAGCAAACTTGTATTTATTGAAACTGATGCTAAGTTGCTTAATGCTGTATTTGCGCCACTACCACCTGCACCCCAACTCAACACACCTGCTCCATTATTTGTTAAAACCCCGCTTGCATTTGCAAGTAAACCCAAAGTGCTTAATATTGTATAGGCTGTTTGCTTTGCGTTCCACGTTCCAGCACTTGCAATTCTCCCATCAGCAAGCGTTCCCGCCCACGTTATAACGTGCGCTGTTCCACCCGAAACGATTGTAACATTCGTGTCGTTTGTGAACGTTTGCGTTGCGCCCGATAAACCGTTTAAAGACGACATCGTTCCGCTGCCCTTTGCGTTTATTTGGGTTTGAATTGCACCAGTAACACCGCTTAAATATCCTAACTCTGTCGCTGTTACCGATGTTGAAACAATGTTGTTTGATGCATCAGTTGCCAAAGCCCTGCTCGCTGTTGTTGCAGCAAGTTTAAAACCCGTTACAGTTGTTACTACAACATCAGCGGAGGAATTGATTAACACTTGATTATTCGCGTGCATATACACGTTATCGCTGCCAAACAACAAAATGTCGTTTTGTGCATAAAGTGAAATATCCAGTCCGCTATTAACAAAACGTATTAATGAACCTGCACCAAAGCCGTCAGAAATTGAACGAGTATAAACACCTCCACCGTTATCGCTTAACAAAATATCGTTTGCCCCCGTGTACGCGCTTATCCCTAAAACAGTCGCAAGCCCAGCCGCCCCACCGCCTCCAGCATAGGCCGCAATGTCTGCCAAAGTAGTTTTATAATTTTGACTACCCTTTGCAACCCGAACCAGTTCCGTCCCATCAATAACGCCCAGCGATAATTCTTCCGATGTTTTTTTGTTCATTGCCTTAATTCTAAACCGCCATCCTCGCGGAGTTCAAGATTTGTGTCCTCCCTCAATTCAATGTTTGTTGCCGTTACACCATAAGGAGGAGCGAACATTGTTGCATAAATTATCCCGTCTATAACATTGCGCGAAAATATTGCAGTGTCCTTTATTTTTGTTTTGTCAAATGTAAATACTTTTCCCGCCTCAATAGCTGCATCGGTGCTAACTAAATTATTCTCTAAAACCAGTTTAACCAATAACTCCATCGTTCCGTAAGTTTGCAGGCAAACATCATAGATAGATTGACCGGTTAACGAAACGAAACGGCCTTGCGTGTTGGCCGCTGGTGAACTTTGTATGCTTATTTCCGGGATCATCTTACTGCATGAGGTGCTACTATTAACAAACCTTTTGAATCAATACTGAAATCGGGCGATTTAACCGTGTATCCGTCCGCTGTAAGTTGCACACGAACATCACGGCTTATTTTTTGCTGCTGGCCACTTGAATTCATGTAGGCCGACACGCCAACACCAACCTCCGGAAATTGTTTCCACTCACCCGCGAAAGATTGAACTATATCAACAATGTGTTGCTCGTCACTGGGTGCAATTGCAAAATCACCACCAGTAAAAAACGGATCATTGTCCGTTAACTTTATGTCCGCAAAAATCAATTTACTGTCCATGGATTATTTTTGTGTTTTCAATGTCCGTTTTGTTTGTTACTGTTATTGACTGCCCTGTCCAAGTCGCTGTCGTTGCCTTTAATGCTGCGCCTCCATCGTTCGGAACGACAACCCAGCTATTAAAAGCCGCTTTCAATGTGTTCAAATCCTTTTCCAAAATATTTATTTTGTCCGTCAACTCCTTAACTTTTACCAAGCCGCCAAACGTGCCGTCTTGAAACTGCACCGAAGTTTCCGCAATGATAATAACCTTGTCAATGTCCGAAAACAAAGCAACAAACGGCTCGCTCCTTTGCGAAAAGATTACGACAACGGTGCTTCCCACTTTTGGCAACAACAACAATCCATCGTTTTCCTCCGCTGTTAGTTTAACGGCTGGAATTTGCGTTGTTGCATCCCCTCCGATTGGTGTGCAGGTGCAAACCTGTTTCGCCTCATCCACGCTGTCCACATTGCAATAAATAAACTGGGAGTTGTCCCGCAAGTGTGTTCCCGCAAGTATTTGAACGGCTGTTTTTAATTGTTGTCTTTCCGTGTGTGTCATACTCCTTTTGCAATTTGTTCCGGTGTAATATTAACATCGTTAACGCCCGACACTTTAATATCTAATTTTATTTTTTGTCTATATCCATTTACGCCCGTTGAGCGCGCAACGCTGGAAACAAAATAAACACCGTTTCGCTCCGGCAAAATATTATCCCACAACTCAATCATGTCACCGTGATTAACAACCGGTTCGCCAAACGTTGTAAAACCACCAACAAACCCCTCATACTTAAATCGCTTCAACTGGGCTTCGCCTTGCGCCTTTAATTGTGCAACGGTTGTAATTTCGTTCGGCTTTGAATAAACAATAATTGTCCGCTGCTCGCCCTCCGGATCTCCCACCGTTGTTTCCAGCCGCTTCATTTTTGTTTTTGCGTGTCCGTTTTTATTTGTTTCCGTTTGCGTTTCCTGTTGCACCGTGTAAACCGTTGCTCCCAGCCTGATATCATCCAGCCGCGTGTAATTCAAATCATCATCAATTATGTTTTCTTGAAAAACAAAAATCGGATTTACTGGGTTTGCCTCGTCCGGAAAATAAGCAATTGCAGAACAGTGTAATTCGTTCCCGCGAAACCAGCTATTTATTTTCATGTGCGAACGGAAATCATCCAGCACTTGCGCAACTGTTACGTTGCCGACAACCCTGTAAGCCCCTGCATAGGTGCGCACCCCAGCCGGTGCATCATGAACGGACAAACTTGTTCCCTTTTGCGTGTTCACATAATCTACTAATTTAGTAGCAATTTCCTCAATACTTGTTTCGGCTGTAAACAAACGCAAGGCCGGAGGAACTAAAACCTGTTTTAAAATATACATGTTGTCCTCGCACGTTACCTCAATCGGCATCTTTAATTTAACAACCGTTACAAAGCCCTCGTAAATTGTAACCAAGTCGGGAACAATTTCATTGTCGGCTGCATCATAATAATAATATCCGGCTTTTACTGTTACCTTATCCCCTCGCATTAAAAACGGCTGGTTGTTTTCCGTCCCACCTGCAACAATATTACGGCCTCCCGTTTCGCGGTGTGAACTTAAATCATATCGGCTCCCGTCTGAATTCTGCAGAATGATGTTTTTAGGGAAAATTATTTTTGCCGTGTTGGTTAAATTTTTCCAAGAGTGTTCGCATTCAAAAGAGTTAACGAAATTCAATACAAAGCTACCCGAGCGCGCTGGAAAACCATCGTTCGGCATCTGTGTAAATGTTATCTCTGTTCGCGGCCTTATCATGCTTTTATCGCGTTAATTGTAAAACAACCGGCAAATCACTCACGGCTTGAATTGAAACATTTTGCTGGCTGTAACCTCCGGCCTCTTGCGGAAAACTATACGCCTCAATCACTATGTTGTAAATTCCTAAATTGTTTAAATAGTAACTGTTTACTTTAAGCGCAACGGGCGCGTCTAAAATTCTTTTCAGTTGCGCAACCGTATCAAATGGATGCAGGCCATTAGAGCCAGTGATTATCAAGGCAATATCAATATTGTAATCACCCTGCCCGATGTACTCTTTTACAGTGCCACCGTCCGAACCTTGAATGTTTGTTTTTAAAATGTTTTTGGATTGCGAAACATTAAATAACACGGTGTCCAAGATAATCCCCTGGAATGTAGTTTGAACGCCTTTGTTGTCCGTGTAGTTGCCGCCCGAAATATCAAGGTTTGAATATACATCCGTGCCTAATTCGCCCTTATACAAAGGCGAATCACGCTGCACGGGCTGGGGGGATTGATATTTGTTCATTATTCTGTTATTATTTGAGCGTCATTGATTGCCGTTGTCATAACCTGCAAAACCTTTTGACTAAACGTTTTTAAATCCATCGCCTCGCTGTTTGTGCTATTAAAGTTTTTTACTCCAATCATTTCGCGAATATCAATTTTTATATTTAAAGATTTTGAACCTGTAACCGTGTTTTCGTTTTTTAAAGTTGTACTATTTACCGTTGCCGCGCCTGCTTTTTTTAATGCTGGGGCTTTTGTTTTTGCCTCCTCCGTTGCTTTGGCTGCTGCACTTTCCCTTAAACTATCAACAACGCCAAGCGTAAAGTCGCGCTTTATGTTTGCAAGGTTTTTAATCGCATCACCCATATCAGCAACGCCCTCTTTAAATTTTTCGGGGGAAAACGTTACAATTCCCATCCATATTTCACCGTAAGCCTTTAAAATAGGGAACAAATCATCTTTGATAACATACCAAAGCCCCTTTAAAATTGCGCGGAACGTTTCCGATTTTTGATAGGCATAATAAATCCCCGCTGCAAAAGCCGCAATCGCTGTAATTACTGCACCGATTGGATTCATTGACATTATTAAATTTAAAGCCTCTTGCGCTGCTGTTAATAACGCTGTTGAAATAACACTTCGCATCATCCAAGTATATTTCAATATTTCCCAGCCGACAACCGCTTGCGTAACTGCTAAATAAATTAAATAAGCCGCTGTTGCAGTACCAACGGCAACGGCAACCGTTTCAAGGATAACCTTATTTTCTTTAAACCACTCAATCGTTCCCCGGATGGAATCGCCCAGCGCGTTCATCGCATTTATCAAACCCTCCATAACTGGCAAAAAAGCCCCCTGTATTCTTACAAATAACTCCCCGAAATTTTCGTGCATGTCACCTATCCTATTGTTTAGCTGTTGCATCGGTGTTGCTGCATCAAAGGCCGCTTTTGCACTGCCTCCGAACTCGGTGTTTAGTTCTTTCAAAATCATTGCCTGCGCCTCTGCAAGGTGTCCAGTTTCAGAGAGTTTTTTAATAACTGCCTCTTGACTATCCGTAAACGATACACCTACACGCCTCAACGCGCTTATTCCTTGAATCGGGTCGTTTAACGCCTTACCAACCTGCACCGCTGATGATTGCAGGTCTTGACCCATTTTTGCCGACAAATCCAATATTGCAGGTATTGCATCGGTTGCAATCACTCCTTTTATGCTGGTAAATGTTGCCAGCACACTATCCATTTTTACAATACTGTCATCGTCAAAAAGTGTTGTTTTTTGTAATTCTTTTGCCTGGGCTGTTAGCTGCTCAAAGGACAACCCAATCCCGCCTCCGGTTGATGATAACGTTGCTTTTAATTGCGCTGCTGCCTGCTCCGATTCGGTGAATGCCTTAACACTTTCGTTCGCAAACTCAATCACCTTTTGAACAGAATAAACACCGGCCAAAGCAATTCCAATCCCCTCAACAATAGATTTAATCCCGCCCAGTTTGGGGGACATTTCATCTTTTAACTTTACAATATACTCAACTACATCAGCCATTTTTTGCCTCGCCCCTTTCTTTTAAACAAAACATAATTCGTTCGTGATTTAAAAATAATTCATCATCGCTCATTGCATCCGGATTCGCACCACTATAAAAAAAAATTCGTGCCGCCATTTCTGCCAACACGAATCCCTCTATCTTTTTTTTATTATCTATTTTTTTTTTACATCCGCTTGATAAAGTTCTATTAACGGAACACATGCAAGTTCTGCACCTAATACAATCGCATCATGTTCGCTCGCTGGGCTGGTTAAACGCGGGTCTGATTTGTCCTTTAAAAGCGCACAATCCAAATAAGTTTTTCCAGCCGTTGTCGGGCTTTTCATCATTTCATCCACAATCGCCCGTTTTGCTTCCCTGTTTGGTTGCTTTAAAAATCCAACAACAACATCATTTTCGTCTTTTGAATTTTTTACAACCAGTGCAGTAACTTCAAAACCAAGTTCAGCGGATAACTTTAAGGCCATTTCAGCCGGTGTCAATATTTTTTCCATGCTACAAATGTAATATTCCCCCGATAATTAAAGGAATACTAATTAATAATTTTGTATCGCCTTGACTGGCCGTAAATGCATCGTCTGTAAATTCGCACATTTGGAGGATGTCGGTTTGTGTAGAAACGCGCGAACCACCAAACACAACCTGCACATCAAAGGGAGGCCACAAAGTCGGGTCTTTACTCGGTGCAGCCGCTATAATGTTTCGCCACTCGTCTTGATATAATTCAATTGAGGCCTCATATTCATCATTGCCATAAGAACGCGAAATCGGTTGTTTTCCGGCTCCGTAATTGTTGGCTTTATTTGACTTTTTCTTGTACTCAATTTTTGTTATTCCAACAACTGGAACGCCAAACAAAATCAACGCAATGTTTGCCCAAGAGTAGTTCGTTCCATTAATTAAAGGTGTGTTCATGTTATACCGAAGTTACAAATTGAGTGTTAATTTGAATGTTGCGAGCCACCCCGTCCGGAACAATTTGAACGGCAACGATTAATTTGTTTGTGCTGATAACGTTTTGGGTCGTGTCGATGATGATTTTTCTAAACGAAATTTCTTGATCGCGCACCATTTGGTCAAGTGCAGTGTTCCCAAGACTTGTCAAATATGCAACCGTGTTATCAGTAAGCGTTCCGTCCGAATTTAAAAGAATAGGAGCATTAAGGAACGGCAAATAAGCCGCGTAAAGCAATCTGTCCACCTTATCAATCGTGCGATTGTCGTTAATGTAAGCATAGGCCGAAGTCGGTGTAATTGCACACGGGTTTTCGTTTACATAGCTACCAGCCAATCCGGTGAAATATCTTAAAAAGATATAACGGAAATTTTGCAATTGAACTAACTGGTTGTTGTCCGTTATCATGTTCACCAGTGTTCCGTTTGCATAAGCCGGAGTATTTAATTCAAGCCCGTTTGAAAGGTTGAATTTTTGCACCCAAGCAATATCCTCGTTTACTGCTGCCAAAGAAACCGCCCCAAGAACAGCCCCGACATTTGTAATTGACAAAGCCATTCCTTTCCACAACAAATATCCCGCGTTTGCCCCGTCCTGTCCTATTGTAACGGAAACCGAACGGTCGCTGTGTGTTGACAAATCAACCAACGTTGTTAAATCGCTTATTGTATTGATTGCCGCGCCTACAATAACCGAGAGCGGTTGATGTAGCACTTCAAGAGCGTTTGCTTGTATTTGTATTGAATCGCACACGCTCGCAAGGTTTGCCGCGCTTGTTTTGGTTGTGTTACCAAGCCACACGCCCAGTTGACGAATTTGCCCATTTGCCAAACCTTGCAAAGCAAGTATTTCAGCGAAATCATAGGCGTTTGCAGTAAGTGTATTGAAATACACCCAAAGGTTTCCGCTCGGCTGAATTCTGAAATATTCTGCTATATGATAATGCCATAAAGCAAGTTTCGAGGCAACACCTAAAACAGTTCCTCCCGAGCCTGTTGGCTGGGTGATAACTGTTGAAAAATAATTTGTTACACTGTTGCTTAACACGGACAAAACTGGTGTTCCGCTGTTAGGGAAAACGCCCTGCCCTTTTGAAAATGTCAAAGTAATAGTTGCAGTTGCAACCGTTGCCGAATAACCGTGTGTCGGTGTTCCTAAATTTATCAAAGCCGCTATTGCTGTTGCGCAAGCGTTTAAATTTGCCGTGAGTGCTGTTGCTGTAACTAATGTATAAACGCCCAGCGAAACCAAATTAACGGCCTCCTGTACTTTTATTTCAATAGTATCACCAACCGCCCCGCCTGTTCCGTTGTTGGTTAAAACAATTTTTGCAGCCGCTTTTGTTTCGTCTGAATAATCGTTTAAAATTCCAAGAGCCTCCGCGCCTGCAACCGACAACACTTTTTTACCGCGTGTTGATGGTGATGTTGCAGCAAAACCACTCGGAAAGGTGTCAGTAAAAAACATCAACCCCGAAATATAATCTTCGCCCGATAACGGACGGCCTAAACCACCAGAACCACGAACAACGGTAACATCATTTAATCCCATTTTTGGAGTTGTTTTAAAAAATTATTCTGCCTTTTCTTTTGCGTCCGGTGTCTTTCCACCTTTGCCGCTTAACACTTGCTTTCTTGAAAGTGTTTCAACAATTGAACCAGCACTGCCTCCAGCAATCAATCCCGGTGCTGCAACCTTTTTTCCCGTGCGCTCGTCAATAGCTGTTGCAGGGAAAACATTAAAATGATGATCGCCTTTAATATCAAAATGAACCTCTTTTATTTGAGGATTTTGGTCAAGCGTTTCTTGTAACTCTTTTGTGATGTTTGCCATTGTAAAAAAAGGTTTTGAGATTAAAGATTAATTGAATGACACACCTCGCGCCAAATTTGCCCGTCAAACATAAACGTTATGACCGCTGTTTTACTTGCTGGTATAGGGAGTTTATTTGAGGTGAGCGATGTGTTCGCCCCACTTGCTGCATATCCACCCGCTGCCCCTGCAAAGGCCGCTCCGAAAGTTACTGTGTCGGCTGTTGCCCTGTTGCAATAGATAATTGTAAGAACATCGCCCGAATAAGCGTTTGCAATAACTATTGAATCCGTCCTACTTGCGTTTAACGTATCTTTTACCGTGTAACTGTAAGCATTTGGAACGATTTTACGAGTTGACGCTGGTGTTGTATATGCTTTAAAAGCGTAAGTTAATTGTCCACCAGTGCAGGTTGTGCCGATTCGCGAGGTTCTGCTTTGTGCAAAGGTTGTCATTGTCACAACCGTTAAAAATAAAATTGCTATTAATTTTTTCATCTTGTATATGAGTATTTTAAAGTTAATTACTATAAGAAGTCAGCCGTTGTAAGTGTAGTATAAAGAACCACTTGATCAGAGAAGCCATATTGAACAGCGTATTTCATCAATCCTTTTAAGAAGAATAACTCACTGTTGTTTTGTAAACGCTGTAATTGTAAATTGTTGTCCTCGGTTGAGTTCATGCCTAAATAAAGATTTGAACTAACATCCATTAAGCCCTCCGCGAAAACAATTGTATTGTCCGGCATACCGGCCAAAGGAACAAGGTCATATCCAAGATATTTATTAATACCTGCATCCGTTGTGTTGTTGTTTTTGTACGGTTGCGAGGTTAAATATTGCTGATAAAGTTGCTCGGTTGCAATTGAACAAAAGAACTTTAAACGAGCATAACGTTTCGGGCTTGCAAGCAATGCTTTTTTCGTTGCAACAATCATCAAGTTTAACTTGTCACCGATGTTTACATTTGTTAACGTAACTGGTGAACCAATTGCAACAACCGATGCATCATTTAAGAACAACTTAATAAACCCGTCAAAGAATGAAAGTTGATACTTTGCAGTGCCAAACCCGTAAACGCCTTGATAAGCGACAGACCCCTGCCAAATTGATAATTCAACCGATTCAAACGCGCGAGCGAGTGCAACCTGCATCATATAATGTTCAGCCGTTACGGGCAATTCGCGAGCAAGTAGGGTGTCGCTCAACTGCACCGCGAGCCAGTGTTGTTCATAATCACGCGGATTGAACTCGGTGTAAACCATAAAGTCCAGCGGAACAAGAACACGACCGTCAACGGTAAACGATGAAGCCGGAACCGGTGTAGGTGTAGGGACACGCGCTTGCAAGGGATTTGCAAAGTCCATCCTCCCGATTGTGTGTTGTTTTTTGATTTTATCTTGAACATAGACCGCGCCCTTTTGCAGCGTATCCATCCCAAAGGTTGCAGGAATCCAAAAGTAAGGAGCAAAATCACCTGCATAGGTTGTATCGGCAATCACCAAGTCAAACGCTACACTTTTAAACGATGATTTTCCGGCCTCAAACACCATTGCAACAACGGTGAGGGAAAGGAAAGGAATCCACGGTGAACAATCAGCCGTTTGTGAAATTCCAATAGATAACACTAAGGCGATAAACAGCCCGAGGAATGAACTTAAAAATTTTGTTGTCGCTTTTTTCATCGCTTTTCTTTGTTTGTTTATTAAAATGATACGTTGTAACCTGCTTTTTTGTTTTGAACGTTGATTTTAGCCATCATCGACATTGCTGATGTAGGCATTTCACCGTCTTTTAATTCCTTTGTTGCGTTAACAATCTTCACCGCAATTTTATTAACTGGCAAAGCCTCTAATTTAGTTGCCGTTCCTGCAAAATCTGCAATTGCATCTTTCTTCCACTGGTTTATCACTTCCTCCGTTGCCGCTTTGCCGCCTATTTTTTCAATATGCTTATTAACAAGCGTTTCCGCTGCTGCTGTTTTTGCAACCAATTCATCAGAACTAATTTTGTTTTTCAACTCTGTTATTTCTGCTGTTACCGATTTGAACTGCTCCGCGATTGCGTTAACCGCGTTCACAATTGCTTTGCCGTTTTCTGCCTCATCACCGTCCGGTTCGTCACCGTCTGTTTTTGCTTTTTTAACCGGCTTTTTTAAAGCATTTATTGCATTTGTTATTTCTAACTCGGTTGCATTTTCTGCAAGTCCTAATGATAGAGCGATTGCCTTCATGTTTGTATTTGTTTTAAAAATATTGTTAATAATTTTGTTTGAATCTGCCCAGTACATTTCAACCTCGTTAACCTTGCGCGGCTTGTTGTGTTCGTTTGAGTGTTCAACCCTGTCACATAATCCGCTTTCCATTGCGTCACCGGCCTTTATCCAAGTTTCGCGATCCATCATTCGCGACACATCGCCCTCCTCTTTTCCCGAACGGCTGCAAATCATTGTTACTAAACTTGATTTGATACTCTTTAAAACCGAGTTGTCTGCACCGCTGGGATTGTGATACATTAGCTGCCCGTAATCCGACATGATGCGATTTCTACCCGCTTGAAATATTACTGCTGCAATACTGGCAGCAATACCAACGCAATAAGTGTCAACGTTTGTTTTCGTTTTGAGAATTGCGTTGTAAATTGCCATTCCCTCCGATACGTTGCCTCCAGGGCTGTTTATCCAAACTTGAATTTTCTTTTTCCCCAGCGTGTCCAGTTGTAACAACTCACGCGCAAATTCGTTTCCATCAATGAACGGCTCTGTACTGCCAGCCTCAAATCCTATCGGTCTATCCAATAGCATAATCGGTTCATTTGTGTCGGGAGTGATGCAATACATGCGGCAAACATAAATCACAAATTTTTTTTGTATTACAATTGTGATAACTTTGTGCTAACTTAAAAAGGTTATGTCGGAAAAAAATCGGAATGAATATCACAAAGATTATCTCGGTAAAACACGAGTAACAGCGTATGTAAAAAGTCGCTATCAGAGATTGATTACCGCATATAGTTACGACAAAGACCAAACCCGTTCGGCCACATTTGGCATCATAATCAAAGATTTTTTCGAGGGAATGTCGGAGGCTGAAAAGCAAAAATATTTTGAGATTTACGAACGCCTTACACCGGAGGAAAGAAAAAAGCCCAGCAAAAACAGCTATTAACAAAAGAGTTAAATCGGGGCGAATCATTTAAAATGTCGCATTATCTATTCATCACCGTGTGTTTATACGATGCAGCCCTCGAACGTTAATTTTTAACATTCCGTTTCAATGTTTT